ATCGCGGCATTCGATGTCGTGGTCTCCGGCCAATTCGAGCAGCTTGTGGACTCCCCACATCACGGTCTCTTTCTCATCTTCCGGCATCGGCTCGTGATCTATAATAATGTGGATGCGGTCGCGTATCCACCGATCAACTCGCGTTCCGCGCTCCGCAGCCGGACTCGTCGTCCACTGCGAGACATAGACAGGACAGCCTTCGAGCTTCGGGAGCATGCTTGGTGACAGCTCCTTCATTTCGCCTCCGCTGTTAGGTCGTGGAATGCCGCCACCGTCGCCAAGAACTTCGGAACATCCTGGCGGATGCGTTCGAGCACCCGGTCTGATGCCTCTGTCCAATCCTGCTCCGGTGTGATCTGCTCTTTGGCTCGCAGGAATTCTGTTGCTGCGGCGCCGTGTTTGGCGACCTCGATCGTCCAATCCTCGGTCTTGACGACCATCACTGGTGCTGGTGCTGGCGCCGGTGCCGCCTTCGCGATCGGGAACAGGTGCGAGACGCTGGCCCACTCCAACGGTAACTCCTCCGCCAGCCCACTGCGGGTCTTCGCGTCGTAGGCCGCGCTGTGTGTGGTCAGCAGGATGCGCTCCTTGCCGCCGATGCCCTTGCCCTTGCCGGTGTCGGTGGTCGAGACCTTGGTCTTAAACCGTAAGAACCAAAGCTCGTCCGCGAACTCCTTGAGCAGTGGTGAGCTTTGCTTACTGAGTTTGAGTTCGTAGCGGTCGTATGCTGCGAGAGCATCCGGTGCCTCAAACCGCACTATTTTGCTGTGAGCGATCAACACGACATTCTTGCCTGCGTCGATCAGCGTATCGATGCTGGCGAGCATGCGGCTCATCCGCTCTGCCACCATCACCCAGCCCTTGCCAAAGCCGAAATCCTCGATGCTTGTCTTCTTGCTGGTCGCCAGCAGGTCTTCGACGCAGAGACGCTCCGCCCAATCGGCCGAGTCGATAACGATGGTCTGGTAGTCGGTAGCCTTAGCTTCCGCCAGCGAGTCCGTGAGTTGTTTCCAACTGCCGATGTCGCAACGATCGACGTTGAGATGGCTGGTGCCCTGCTCGATGTCGAGGAAAAGCGGGTTCGGGAACTGCGCTGCGAATGTGCTTTTGCCTACGCTCTCCACTCCGTAGAGGACGACGCGCTGGGCGCGTGCTTGTTTGCCTTTTGTTATTTTCATATGTTAACTTTCTATTTTTATAAATCTTGAGGTGAAATAAATCCGCGATAGAAATCACGGCACTCGGATAATAAAGACTCAACATTCACGGTGTTAAGATTTTTATTTGGGTTTTTTAAGGCATACAATGAGTATGCAAATACAGTATTTGGATTTATTTCAGTAATAGACCTATCTTTTCTACTATTACTTTGGCCAGTTAGCCGTTGATGTAATGCTCTAAGGCTTGGCGTGACGCATTGCACTGTTTCGAGTTTGCGTAAATCCAACAATATGAAATCCCTGTATTCATGGAAGCAGTTTTTTGCTCCGTATTTTTGTTTAAAAAATACAAAAGCCGCCTTGACAGGACTGGTTGATATTTTTTGTCTGGTTGATCCGCATACGTCAATAAGACGTTTACAATCATCCAAGATAAGTGAGCGCATTACTTCAAGGTCGTATCGTCCAGGTCTCTGATTTATTACTATCCTTGTAAAAAATGAAATTATTTCCGCAAAACGTTTATCTACATCTAACAAGGTAGCGGTATTTCGCCTTGATCCTTGATCCATATCTGGAACGGAGTCAAGTGATACTCCAGTTGTCACCATTAAGGAAATTGCAATATCTGCTTTTATAATTGCAAGCAATCTGTGCTGGCCATCAACCAAGTTGCCGAATTTATCAAAAGCAATGCCTTGATGCGTAGTCGTCCATTTCCCCGACTTCATTATTTGTGCGAATCTTATGACATTCGTCCAGTTTATTACTTTGCGTGGATTGTTAAAGTTTGCATTTTCAATCCATTCTTTCGCCTGATCAGGCGTGACTCTAATTATTTGAGTTGTCATTTTCATTTTTTATTTCATGTTTTGTTGTTTCGGCAGCGTAAACGGCTACTGCCAGAGCCGCCCAAGTGTGGGATTTAATGCCGTAGGTTCCCCCCGGCTGTTTCTTCGTGCCTTGCGGCCCGAAAATGTCTATAAGTCTTTGGCGGATGTTTGCGTCCTTGGCTCGCATAGAGCCGCAGAGATACATTTTTATGTCCTTGCGGTAGCAGAGCCGGACGTCCGTGCGTGCCACCTCAATAAACCGCCCGATCCAGACGCAGGTTTCAAAGGTGCTGGCCCCGACCGCCATGCCATAGGATGCAATCATCTCGCAGGCCACGCTGTTGTATTCGCGCCCGATCAGGATTTGCCTGATCTCTGTATTCGGCAGGTGGCCGTGGTCGATTATCAGGCCGTGGTCAAATTGGACAAACGCGGTGTGGGTTGTCCCGGGGTCAAGAGCGATCATGCTAATCTTCCTCCTCGAACTCGCGCCAGCGGCGTTGTTTCTCTCGGCGGCGCATGTCGTGCTGGCGCATCCGCCACAGGATATTTTGCTGTCCGCACCAGTAAGATGCGAAGCACGAGCCGAGAGTTAAGATTGCAATACAGATGGCGAGAGTTGCGCTCATTTTTCACCCTTCTCCCAGTTTGCATATTTTTCCCAAAGCTCCGGCCAAGTCGCCTTGATCTTCGCAAGGTTTTCGGGGTCTGCCTTTGTCGCTGCGCGAGCCAAGGCATAGACAAACGAGCCGCCAAAAAGATGCATGTTCTCGATAACCTTAGAATCGGCTCCGCTCATTATGCTTCCTCCGGTGAATCAGGGAACGGCATCCAGTGAGTGACCTCGCCCTCAACCTTACCACCGCTTAGATACCGCCAGTCCTGACCGTCATCGTATCCGGCCTCTACCTCGCCATCCTCAGTAGCGATCAGAACACTGCTGTCAGTGTCCGGCATTAATTTGCCTGCTTTTATCCACGCGCTCATCGTGCGATCCTCCAGGTGATCCACGCCAAGGCGAGGATTGGTGTGATGATGCCGAGGTATTGAATGAAGTATCCGACGCTTCGACAGACGGCTGAAGGGTCATTTAGGTCGATCATAATTTAGTAGGGTTGGTGTGGAGGGATGGAATGCCGTGTTTGCTCAAAAATTTAGCATTGGCATCAGTCAGGGAGGCAGCGCGGACGATATCGCGAATAGTTCCAAAAAGAGGGTCGTAGCCCTCGCAGAGGTAGAGTTTCATTTTGTATTTGTATTTCTGTTTCTCTCGTTCGGGTTCCTCCCGTTCGATGTGCAGACCTTCTAACATCTGCAAAAAATGCAAAGATAATTTTTCGCGAAGGGCGAAAATAAATATTGCGAAAAAGCTTTACATGCCTTCGCACCCAATGCCAGCGCGGATCTGCGGGCTTTTACGGCTTAATAATCGGACGGTAAAAATTTGTCAGAGCAACTTTACCAGAATTAAGAATCCGTGTTTTTTTGCATTCAAATTTTCCAGATTCGACCGCTACCCTCATGCTCGTGCTGAGAGTATTTGCCCGCCTCCCCGTCTCTGTAGATAGGTCATATACCGTCTTCCACCCTTGTTTGCGCAGGAGTTCTGCATCCTCAACGATGTTGTTTGCGAACGCCTGAGACCAAGCCTTGTCTATATCGGTAAGAGCCACGGATTTTGTTTTTTTCTCTCGCATAAATTCACGGTGATGGAGTTGTCGGTGTAATGCCCGTAAGCAAAGCCCTGAGACCATGCAAGTGTCGCCCGGCGTTGGCTCGAGTAGTCCATGTCAAATCGCGCCAGCATGCCGACGCAGTATCCGGTTGCTCCGTCGAGAGTCCTTGCGCGCTCGCTGCCAACCCGGTGTAAATGTGCCATGAGCATGTTGCCGTAGGTCTCTGCGTGGTCACGGATGGCTTGCACATTATACATGTAGCCGTGCAGGAATTTTGTTCCTCCGAGTTCGGCGTAGGATCGAATGTGATACGGATACAGGCGCGCCTTGAGCTTCTTGGCTGTCGCCTCAATAGCTTGGATGGTCAGTGTCGCTGCGTGCGCTGAGAGCGCGTTTGGCGATGATGCGAGCTTGTAAAGCCTGGCTTCATGATTTCCGTATAAAATGTGCTGCGGGCGGAGTTCGTGCAGAAAATCAATGCCTGCGCTGAGGTCGTCGCTCACGCTCGCTGCGCGATCAGCAGAGTTGGGATCGTTGACGGCTCCGGAGCGGAATGCGGCGAGGTCAAGAAAGTCGCCAAGGTGAAATGTCGTGTCCGGTTTCCATCGTTCCTTAAACGCAAGCACGGCCTTGCGAGCCTCCTCGTCGATCTGATCGCCATGGGAGCATCCAACTGCCATCCATTTTTTCCACTTTTTTGTCGGTGTCATATTAAGGTAGGTCAGGGATTTCGTTATCTTTGCGGAGTTCCCAAATATAGGAGCGAACTTTTTCAAGGGTGGCGTCGCAGGCTGCGTGCGTCTCACCTTCTTCGTCTCGCCATTCGCGGAATTCTCCTGAGCCATGTTTGAGGAAGGAGCGAATCTCGTTGAGAAGGTCGTCGAGCACTAAGATCGCATCCATTCCTTTGACGGCGCAAATGTGCTCGCATCTTTCTTCGGGTAGTGTGAATTCAAGTGTGGCTTTCATGCTTCGGCTTCCTCTTCTTCGTCGTCTTCGCCTTCGATCGGCCAGAGTATGTCATCGGCATCACCAGCAAGGCTGCGACATGCGTATTCGTTCCCGTGCTTCATGTGCATGTGGTAGGTCTCCCCTCCGTCTTCCCAAGAGACAATAACAACTCCGCAGTCAAAGTGCTCCGCCAGCATCTGCCGGACTTGGAGCATGATTGTTTCTCGATCTGGCGGTGATTTGATTTTTGTGTGTTTCATAGTCACTGGGTCATCTGAAAATGCATGCCGTCGCGCCCGATTGTTGCTCCGAGATTGATCCACCCGTGCTGCGCGAAGACTTCGATGACGCGAAGCGGCATGTGTGCGCGGGTTGGCCAAGCGGTGTGCAGTCCGTTGCGATCTGCGTCGAGATCGATTGCCGCTGCCCAAGAATGCTTGCTCGGCTCGCTGCCGCCTCGTTGGGCGCGCACTGCGTAAGAGCCGAAGAACCTGTCTACGCCTGCCTCCGCGCGGTTTGCTGGGGTTGGGTAGTAGTCGAGCAGGGTTTCTAAAACCGACGACAAACTCTCGTGGCATTTTGCGTGGATCGCAATGCCGTCGATTGTTTTGTTTGTATCGTAGAGATAAATCTGAAACGGCGGTTTGATCCGCACGAGCGGCACACTCGCAGGGTCTCCGTAGAATGCCCTGCAAGCCGCTGTGCTGGCCTTTGGCGATGTGCCGGGCTGCATAGCCCTGAGATGCCGCGTGAGCGCACGGATGCTCTCCGGCCCCCACCATCCGTCAGGCTTCGCGCCGATGCGAGCCTGCATGGACTCGATCTGAGCGCGGTTCACTTTTGCTCTTTGCGGATGATGTTTATTGCGCCGACTATTGCCAGTCCCCCAGCCACAATGTGGTTCTGGAGTTCGGGTTCGAGCTGCACGCCAAGGGCAGTGGCGATCAGGATCAGACCGCGCCAGGTGCTCGTCTCGTTGAGTTTGTTGAGTGCGAGGATGAGATATTTCATTTGTCTTTTAGGGTTCGTGAGAAGGACTCAAAAGCATACTGCATACTCGGAGTCTTTTGCGTTGTGGTGTTGTTGGATTCGTAGACGATGTTGACCCGCACCGATCCAAGCGCACCGACGTGAGATCCGACCGGCGGGATTGGAATCGAGATGCATCCTGGGAGTGCGAGAGCGAGGGCGATCAGGATTGCTTTCATTCTTTTTTGTATGTGCCGTGCCACAGTTTGAGTCCGACGTAAACTGCGGTCAGGATCGCCGTTAGCAGGCCGATGCAGGAGATTCCGAATTTGAGGTAAATATCGAATTCCTGCACTTGGTTGATGACTAAGGACGACGCGGCAACGAGCGTTCCAAAAGTTCCGATTATTGTGGTGTTGTCCGTCATAAAATTAAGAAATTTGATGTATCCAGCTTGGTAAAATTGTGCCCTTGGGTAGCATTGCGCTCCACGTCCACTCTGTCGGGTCTTCGGGATCGTTCGGCATTGGGACAAGCGTGACTCCCCACTGCATTGGGCGAGTCTTGGTGTGGTCGGTCTGATCCCAACAATACCACGGGAGGTCGTTATCGTGCAGCTCGGTGGCTTGGTAGGTGTTCATGGATGTCACAATCCGAGTCCTTGTCCGAGGGTTTGCTTTAGTAATTCGTTAAAAACCGAATCGCTAACTGTTCCAGATATTAATCCAGCTAAAGCGATTGGCCCATTAAAACCACGCGCTCCATCACTTCTTGAGCCAATAAAAACCTTTGGCGTAGTGCTTGTGTTTAGCGTTAGACCATGAGTCGCAGATGCAATTTCAATGCCGTTTTTTGAGAGGGCGTGAGTGCTGGAGTTTAGTTTGTAAATATGAGCATCGAAGTTAGCTGACAAAGTATATGCTGGGGTAAGTCCATTGTTTGCAGCTGTAGAAAAAGCGTATGCGGAGTTTTGATTCCCGCCAAAATTTTGAAATCCAAGTGCCCAATTTCGGTTTGGGTTTGTGCCTGTGTCATTATCAATAATCGACGTGCTTGATACCGATGGTATTGACGTCACCTTTGTGATTGCAAAAGCAACAAGTGGGTAGCTTACAAAAGATAAGTTGGTTGAAATTTGTTGAGAAGATGCAGCCGCAAACGTCACCCCATCCGTCCCCCAAGTCGGCCCGTTTACGAGCGTGCCGTTGTAAGTCCCAAGCCCCCCCAGCGAGTATGCAGTTGAGCCTGTGCCTGCGTTCTGCGTTGAGCGGAGCGGCCAGCACACCATGCTGTTGTAAAGGCCCAAAGTTTTCATGCCGATCACGAATCGGTTGATCGCGTCGAAGTCCGTTGCACCGGATGCAGCCACGAATGCGGTTGCGTCTGCGTCGATCAGCTTTTTAGAAATGAAGGGAGCAGCTAAAATCATACGATGTCGCCCGAGAGCACGAATGAATTTGCACCGAGATAAATCAACGATCCGACGGAGTATTGATTTGCCAACTCGTCGGCAGACCCGGGAGCGTTGATCGTTACGCCTGCACCGGCTGTAATGGCAACCGTTCCTGACGTGTTACGCAAGAGTAGGATTTGCGCACCTGTAGGCCACGCCAGCGAAGGCACGGTGATCGTCATTCCGGTCGTCGCTGAGAGCAAGGACTGAGCATCCGATAGCGCGAGCGTGTAGGCGGTGACTGCCACCGAGTTGATCGGAAGCTGGAATTGCGGCACCGGAGAAAACGCATTCGCGTCGATTAATTCTTCCGATACCGAGCAACCGCTCAGGATCACGGTTTGGCGAGTCCCGCTGTCCGTGAGTTCGATTTCTAAGTCGAGGTCAACCGCGTTGCTGCTGCCGACCAAATCGCGGAGTGCGAAGGTTGCGAAGTTTACGTCTGCGGTCTTGCCTGGCCTTGCCGTCAGACCGTGTGCAATCGTGATCGTGGGCTGGTCTGCGTAGCCTTTCGACCCTGCGAATGCAAAGTCGTAAAACTCACCGTAAATCCCATCCACTAAAACTCCGCCGGACTGTATCGAATCAAGACTCTGCAAGGCGACCTGGACTTCGGCAGCGGTTGCTGAAGCGTCGATCGGAGATGTCTGCCGTGCGATCGTGGTGATGGTTCCCGCCGTCACGGAAGTAGTCGCTGATCCGGTGATAGCCGTTCCTCCGGCCGAAGCCGAAAGCGTAAATTGCGCGGGAGCTGGGATAGCTTTTACAAAAAAAGTCGTGATGCGATCGTATCCGGTGATCGTTGTATCAAACCCCGTGATTGTGACAGGCTGGCTTAATGCCAACCCGTGGGTTGTGGTCGTTATGAAAACGCCGGCGGTTACGGTGCTGCTGACCGTAAATGCAGTTGCGGGGAACGTAAGGCTGTATGTTCCGTCCTGCGGCTTTTGCGAGAACGTCAGCCGCTGAATCTCGTTTTGCAGTCCGGTTCCGGTGACGGTCGTTGCGATTGTAGCGGTTACGGTTGTCGAGAGATTTGTCCAAGTCGGTTGGAACACCGCTGGGGTGAGGCGGAGCTGAATCTCTGCGACCTCTTTGACCGTTGCACTCCCGGCGACTCGCTCGTCGATGACGGCTACGGTATCGGGGATGACCTGAGAAACGTCTGCGGTAAACGAGCCGCGAGTGCCTGCGGTTGTAAATCGGATTGTAAAATGTTCTTCAAGTGCTCCCGTGACAGTCACCCCGCCCGCGCTTGAGATCGCTGAGAGGGCGTTTAAGGCGGTTGCGATCTGTCCGGCGGTGGCAGCGGCAGGGATCGCTGATGTCGTGTCTCCGCCAAACGTGAGCGTGTAATCGCCCGTCTCTGGGAGCAGGCTGCGAGAGCCTATGCCGAGCTTGACGCTTGTTGATGCTCGATCCACGACCGTAAACGGCGCGTTGATGACTCCGGTCGCCTGCAAAAAGTAAAGATTGAATGTGCCGTTGTCGCCCTTCGTGAAAACGGGCGGTGCGGCTGGTGCAAGATTCGTTTCGCTCGCAGCGAGCCGGTTGTTCGTTAGGTCAATAAATAAATCGCGTGCCATTGTGTTGGTGGGTTTGTCAAATCGATTGCCATTTTCCGAGTGGGCATTCCTCGGTTGCCATGCGGAGCTTGGCCCAGGTGCTGCATCCGCACTTGCGACAGCGGCCAGTGCCTTTCAGCGCGGCGGCGTCCCATTCGGGACAGGCGCGGCAGGTGGCTTCGCGGGTGGCAAGGGCTTCGGGCGGGGTGGTCGCGAAGCCTGCGCGAGCGAAGCGGTGCGCGGCGTGGCCGAAGCGGGCGAGCATTTCGGCGTGGCGAGCGATACGGCGTCCAACTTCTTCGGCCCCGAATCGTTCTGTCATCATTTCCGTTAGCAGTTCGACAGGGATCATGAAAAAGTGACGTTGAAATATCCAGTCAAAGTATCTGTTGGGGAGGCAAGTGACTGGTAAACAATGTAAGTGCTGACTCCATTTATTGAGACGGAAATTCCTGTGTTTGCCAGTGTATCTCCATTTTGAATTAGTTCGGCGTCAGTGCATTTATTTGAAATATAAAAAAAACCTCCATAAAACTGCTCGCTAAGAAGTGCTCTGAAACAGCCATCAGATCGCAGTCGAAGAGTCATCGAGGCTATACCTCCACTGGGAGAACCTGGAATTTGCGTGCAGTTTCCCAAACAAAAATTGCTAAAGTTACAGTTATTACCTTGAAAAACCTTATTTATCTCCGCGCAACCGATAGCATCCACCCATGCTCCAGACATAGACCCAGAGGCATTTGACCCGCTTCCTGATCCACCGGGATCAACGGCAATGTTGTAGTTTATGGAGACCTGGGTAAACGCTGGAATAGTTGGATCATTACCAGTTAATTTTTTTGTAAAATTAGGGTCGTTTATTGGGTTAATTGGGGTGGCAAACATGCACCCGCATGTAATACAACACCCGCACGCCACCTTGCCGTCCTTAATCACCACCTTGCCGCTCGGCTGTAGCTTAATCGTTGCCATCTCAGCACTCCTCCGTCTCGATCCACGACAGCGCCCCGCCTACGGCTCCCAGCACGTAAGTTCCGCCGCCGGGGGGCGCAGAGAACGCAACGTAGTCCGATCCGTTCCAGTAGGCCAACTGCCCGTTTTGTGTCCCGCCAGAGATTCTGAGTCTTCTCTGCGCGTGGTTGTTTCCGGAGTTGGTTTGCTCGACCAATTTGTCATCGATGATGAGCGTTGCCGCGAAGAAGTTTTTGTCGAGATCGTCAGCCTTGATTTGATACGGGTAACCGATGCCGTTGATCGGGCGCACGGCTGCAAGTTTGTCTGCAAAAACAACGGGAGGGTTCATGCGTCAAGTTGGTTTCGTAATTTTGCTAGGCGATTATCATAAGATATTTTTATATATTTTTGATTGTATGAGCGAGTATCCTGATATGCTTGAGCAAATTCTTTTTCAAGTGCTGCGATTTGATTTCTCAAATCTTCTTGATCCTTGAATTCCGTTACTGCCGTAGAAGTAACCTGCGTCAACTTGTAATAAAATCCATTGGAAGCCGGAATGTTATAATTAAAACGATTAAACATTTCATTTGGATCCTTTGAGTAGGAGCCTATTTCGCTGGTTAGGTCATAGCGAACAAGAACATCATTGCCCGACATTTCTATAAATTGAGGCGGACAGACTGCGGTTACCGTATATTGGAATGCTCTATTTTCAAGGATACTTACCTTATCAACG